AGTTGTATTTGAGAATTGTAAATTTGATAATGCAATGTTGGACATTGACACCGAGAGTTCTATGACTTTCTTAGGTATTGAAGAACAAAAAGAAGAAAGACAACGACTAAGAGTCAAAGAGTTGTTACAGAAAAGACAAGAAAGACAAAAAGAAGAAACAAACAATAATTAATTTAAAAAGAAAGATGGAAAAGATATTAAAGGAAAACCCTAATAGGTTTGTTATCTTCCCGATAGAGCACAACGACATTTGGGAATATTATAAAATGCATCAGGCGGCGTTTTGGACGGCTGAAGAAGTAGATTTAACTAATGACATTCGTGATTGGGAAAAATTAACAGATAATGAAAAGTTCTTTGTTAAGAACGTATTATCATTTTTTGCCGCTTCTGATGGAATTGTAAATGAAAATTTAGCGGAAAACTTCTATCGTGAAGTACAATATCCTGAGGCTAAGTTTTTCTACGGATTTCAGTTAGCAATGGAGAATATCCACTCATTGATGTATTCGTTATTGATAGATACGTATATCAGTAATCCTAAAGAGAAAGATGAGTGTTTTAACGCTATTGAAAACTTACCAGCCGTTAAGAAAAAGGCTACTTGGGCTCTTAATTGGATTGAGAACGCATCTTTCCAAGAAAGATTAATTGCATTCGCAGCGGTTGAAGGTATATTCTTTTCAGGGTCATTCTGTTCAATCTTTTGGATGAAATCAAGAGGTATTATGCAAGGATTATGTAACGCAAATTCATTGATCTTTAAAGATGAAAACTTACATTGTGATTTTGCAATTCACTTATTGAATAACCATTGTCAAGAAAAACCATCTGAAAAAAGAATTAAAGAGATTTTGTTATCAGCTTTAGAGATTGAAAAAGAATTCATTACTGAGTCATTACCGGTATCATTGATTGGAATGAACTCAAACTTGATGAAACAATATTTGGAGTTTGTTGTTGATGGTCTTTTAGTTAAATTTGGATGTAGTAAAGAATTTAACGTTGAACAACCATTTAAATTCATGGAACAAATAGCGGTTGAAACAAAAGGTAATTTCTTTGAGTCAAGAACAATGGAATACCAAAAAGCAAAATTGAATGAAACGATTACGTTTGAAGAAGATTTTTAAATATTAAAAAAATATGATGTCACTTAAAATATTAAAAAGAGATGGGGATAATGTAACGTTTAACCCACAAAAAATTTACAATCGTGTTAAACGATCGGCAAAAGGTTTGAATGTTAATTCAGACGAGATCTTTATAAAGGTTATTACTTCAGTACCAACTGAGGGTGAAATAACGACAAAAGAATTAGATAAACTTATTTATGAAATTGCAGCATCTTATACCGGTAGTCACCACGATTACTCAAGATTAGCGTCTTCAGTAGCAATTTCTTCTTACCATAAAGAAACTAATCCAAGTTTTTCTGAGACAATGGTGGATTTACATTCATACGGAATTATAAATGACGGGTTAATGGAAACAATTCAAAAGTATGGCGAGGATTTAATTGATGAGGTAATTAACCATGATAATGACTACAATTTTGATTACTTCGCTTGGAGATCTTTACAGGAAATGTACTTGTTAAAAAGACCTGATGGTGTTGTTGTTGAAAGACCACAACATATGTATATGAGAGTTGCATTATGGGTTACGGATAACTTTAAAGATGCCGTTGAGTACTACAAATCACTATCAAATCAACTTATTTCTAAGGCAACACCAATTATGATTAATGCGGGTACAAAGGTACCTCAATTGGCTTCATGTGTGTTACATTATAATAATTCAGATTCAAGAAATGGTTTATTAAATACATTAACTGATATATCAACCTATTCTTCAGACGCTGCAGGGATTGGATTATCAATGTCTAACATTAGAAGTAAGGAAAGTAGAATTTCAAGTTCAGGTGGTTATGCAGGTGGTTTATTGAAGTATCTTAAAATCGTTAACGAATCTTTACGTTTCTTTAACCAACAAGGACGTAGACCTGGATCTGCAGCAATTTATCTTGAACCTTGGCATAAAGATATATTTGATTTATTGGACATTAAAAAGAATACAGGAGCTGAGGAATTACGAGCACGTGATTTATTCACCGCACTTTGGATTCCTGATAATTTCATGAGAGCGGTAAAAAACAATACTGAATGGTATTTGTTCTGTCCTAATGATATTATCACTGCAGGTATTAAACCATTACAGGAATCTTTTGGTGATGAGTATGAGGAGAATTACAATAAGGCGGTTTCTTTAGGTTTGGGTAAAAAAGTTAAAGCTCAAGACATTTGGTCAAAAATTATTGAATCACAAATTGAAACGGGGATTCCTTATTTATGTTCTAAGGATAGTGCAAACAAAAAAACAAATCACCAAAACATTGGTGTAATTAAACAATCTAACCTTTGTAATGAGATTTATCAGTACACAGATGAAGAAACTACTGCTATATGTACGTTATCATCAATTGTTCTTAAAAACTTCATCAATGGAGGTAAGTTTGATTTTGAGTTGTTGTATAACGAAGTAAGAAAAGTTGTTAGAACTTTAAATAAAGTTGTAAACATCAATAATTACTCTACTGAAAAAGGACGTAAGGGTGGATTATATCAAAGAGCAATTGCAATTGGAACACAAGGACTAGCTGACGTATTCTATTTGATGGATTATATTTTCACGTCGGAAGAAGCTTGTAACTTAAACAAAGAAATCTTTGAAACAATTTACTTCGCGGCGATCACCGAAAGTAATAAATTGTGTGAGGGTGGTAAGTATGAACCATATGCTTACTTTAAAGGGTCACCAATGTCACAAGGAATATTCCAGTTTGATATGTGGGGATTGAAAGAAGATGATTTATCGGGAAGATGGGATTGGAGAACACTAAAAGAAAATGTTAGTAAGTATGGAGTTTGTAACTCTTTATTCACGGCTCAAATGCCTGTAGCGTCTTCTGCAAAGATTACAGGTTCATATGAAATGACTGAACCTGCTCACTCAGCAATCTTTAACAGACGTGTTGTAGGTGGAGAAATTATGATTGTTAACAAGTATTTGATTAGTGATTTTGAAAAGATTGGAATTTGGTCTGAAGATTTAAAAAATGAAATTATTATGAATGACGGATCAATCCAAAATATTAATTTTAATAATTACTTAGATCCTGAAGACAAACATTATAATAAGAAAGTTAAAAGAATTGAGCATTTGATTCCTAAATACAAAACAATTTGGGAGATATCACAAAAAGAACTCATCAACATGGCGGCAGACAGAGCACCGTTTATTGACCAATCACAATCAATGAACATTTATATGTCAAATCCATCATTATCTAAGATTACCTCGTCACACTTCCACTCTTGGGAGAAAGGATTGAAAACACTTTGTTATTATGTAAGAACTAAAGCGATTTCAACAGGGGCAAAACACTTGGCGTTGGACATGACAAAAAAAGAACCTGTTAAAAAAGTTGAAACTCCAAAAGTAGATTTTTCTAATATGAATTTACCTTCAAAACCTGATAGTTCAGAGTTTGAATGTTTCGGATGTTCATCTTAGGATGAATCGTGTATCATGATGGGAAATCACGGCTTAGGTCGTGATTTTTTATTTTATATGTATTTATTCAAAACACATAGATACTATATTTATTAGATATGGCAAATGGAATAACATATGGGATAAATTTTCCTTTTAGAGAATCTTACATTGGTAAATATTTAGATGTTTCTGATAGTACTGATGAAGAAGTTAGAAGTAATTTAATTCATTTATTGTTAACTAGAAAAGGGTATAGATATTATCTTCCTGATTTTGGAACAAGATTGTATGAGTATATTTTTGAACCTCTTGATGGTCCTACATTTAGTGAAATTGAGGGTGAAATTAGAGACTCAGTTGAGAAATATATGCCGGGGGTACAAATAACTAATATATCAATTACCGACGCTTCTTTAGGTGAAGAAGATAAGGGTACTTTTATTAATCCTGATGGGGAAAGAGAATTTAAAGTACAAGGTATAAGTGAAAAAGAACATACCGCAAAAATTAAAATAGATTATAAGGTAACAAATCAAGCCTTTGAAAGTAGTGATTTTGTAATTATCAATATTTAATAGTATATGGCTGAGAAAAAAATATCCTACACAACCAGAGATTTTCAGGGAATAAGAACTGAGTTAATAAACTTTACACGAACTTATTATCCTGATTTGGTACAAAACTTTAACGACGCTGGGGTTTTCTCAGTAATGTTAGATCTAAATGCTGCCGTTACAGATAACCTACAATTCAATATTGACAGAAGTATCCAAGAAACGGTATTACAATACGCTCAACAAAAATCTTCAGTATATAATATCGCTAAGACTTACGGGTTAAAAATACCGGGTCAAAGACCTTCAGTGGCATTAGTTGATTTTTCAATAACGGTACCTGCATTTGGTGATAGAGAAGATTTAAGATATTGTGGAATCCTAAGAAGAGGATCTCAAGTAAATGGTGCAGGACAACCATTTGAAACGGTTTACGACATTGATTTTGCATCTGCAATTAATGCGGAGGGAACTTTAAATAGATTAAAAACTCCTAACTTTGATGCTAATGGTAAATTATTAAACTATACTATTACAAAAAGGGAAGTTGTTGTTAATGGATTTACAAAAGTATTCAAAAGAGTTATAACTCCAAATGATGTTGAATTATTTTTACCTGAAAAAAATGTTTTAGGAATTACAAGTGTTATTTTAAAAGATGGTACACAATATAACACAATACCAAACCCACAAGAATTTTTAGGTTTAGAAAATAGATGGTATGAAGTTAAGGCACTTGCTGAAGACAGAGTATTCATTGAGGACCCAACTAAAGTTTCTGACCAACCTGGTACAAAGGTTGGTAAATATATTTTAACCAATACTAAATTCACATCTGAATACACACCTGAAGGTTATTTGAAAATGACATTTGGTGGTGGTAATGTTTCTGCGGAAGAACAACTTAGAGATTTTGCAAGAACAGGAAAAGGATTTGATTTAAACAAATATTCAAATAACTTAGCATTAGGGGCGGCATTGAAATCAAACTCAACATTGTTCATTCAATATAGAGTTGGTGGTGGTCAAGCAACTAACTTAGGTATTAATGTTATCAATCAAATTGGAACGGTTTCATTCTTTGTTAATGGTCCTTCAGAAAGTATTAACAGATCTGTAATCAATACGTTAAAATGTAATAATGTTACTGCGGCAATTGGAGGGGCAAACGCACCGACACTTGAAGAGGTTAGAAACTTAGTTTCATATAACTTCTCGGCACAAAACAGAGCGGTAACTATAAATGACTACGAATCTATCATTAGAACAATGCCATCTCAGTTCGGGGCACCTGCAAAAGTTGCGATTACGGAAGAGAATAATATGATTAAGATAAAAATGTTATCTTACGATACAAGTGGTAATTTAACCGACACTGTTTCTAATACATTAAAAACTAATGTCGCAAATTACCTTTCTAACTATAGAATGATTAATGATTATATTTCAATTGAAAGTGCAAACCCAATTGACTTGGCAGTTAACGTTGATGTTGTGTTGGATGCTAGTCAAAACCAAGGCGCGATTGTATCTAAAATAATTGATATTATAACGACATACTTTAGTCCTACAACAAGACAATTAGGTCAAAATGTTGTGGTATCTGAATTAAGAAGACTAATCCAAGCTGAAAATGGGGTTGTAAGTATTTCTGATATGGAATTCTTTAATAAGGTTGGAGGTCAGTATTCTTCAAATCAAACATCTCAAAAATATTCAGATCCGGCAACTAAACAAATCCAATTAATTGCCGATACAATTTTTGCTGAACCTACTCAAATTTATCAAATTAGATACCCAAACAAAGACATTAATGTAAGGGTTATCAATTTAAGTACGGTTAATTTCTCCTGATAATTTATTTTTTTTTAATTAGAACTACTTTTTGAAAATAGGAACTAAACTATTTATCAAAAAAAGACTTTAATGCCAAAATCATATAGAATAAGGACACAAGTAGGTGTTGACAAATATATCAACGTAAAGTTAGATCAAGATTTTGATTTCTTAGAAATACTATCTTTAAAAATTAATCAATCAGACCTTTATACAAAGGTGTGTTCTGACTATGGAGTTGTGGTTGGTAGAGTTGTAGTTAATGGTGGATTTGGTCTACCTAATGCAAAAGTTTCAATATTCATACCTCTAACACCTGAGGATGAATTAAATCCTACTATTTCTGAGTTATATCCTTATAAAACATTATCAGATAATAATGAGGCGGGTTATAGATATAACCTTTTACCACATGACCCGTCATATAGTGTTCATTCAGCAACAGGTACTTTCCCAAATAGAGAAGAAGTTTTAATAGATCAGACATATATTGAGGTTTACGACAAGTATTATAAGTACACGGTTAAAACCAATGATAGTGGAGATTACATGATTTTTGGTGTTCCAATCGGAACTCAAAATGTTTTTATGGATGTTGATTTATCTGATATTGGATGTTTTTCTTTAACACCACAAGATTTGATTAATGCGGGACAAGCAACAGAAACTCAAGTTAATGGGTCAACATTTAAAAAATCAACAAATCTAAGTGAATTACCACAGATTAAGACATTAAATAAGAATGTTGATATTTCACCACTTTGGGGTCAAGAAGACATTTGTCAAATAGGTATAACGAGAGTTGATTTTGACTTAACTAATGAAGCGAATGTGACCATTAGACCTAACGCTATATTGATGGGGTCTATAATATCCACAACAAATGAGGATGCACTTAAAACAAGTTGTAAACCAAAAAATAATACAGGTAATTTATGTGAGTTAATTGCGGGACCTGGCCAAATATTATCTATTAGACAAACAATTTATCCTGATAAAAATAATTTCCCTGTTCTTGAAGAACATAAGTTTGAACAAGATGGAAAGATTATAGATGGGGATGGTTCATTTTTGGCGAATGTACCAATGAATTTGGATTACATAATTACTAATGAATTTGGTGAACAAGTTATATCAAATGACCCAACAAAAGGAATACCAACAAAAGGTAGATATCGTTTTAAATTCAAATGGAATAATGAAGGTGGGTTACAGAATGAGTTTCAAAGAGCAAATTTCTTAGTACCTAATATTAAAGAACACGGATGGGTATCAAGTTCAACGGATCCTTTTGATCCAAACTCAACTACACCGTTTTCTATTATAATGCTATCAACATTTCCCGTTAATCCACCACAATACACTGGATCAACAACGGCAGCGTCAAATGGGGGTCTTTTATTTGAGGACTCTGTTAATAGTAAAAACTTTACAATTTATATTGATGATGGTAGTGGTCCACAACCATATTATGGTGATATAAGTGTGATACCTGTAAATGCGGGTGATATTGTTTTAGCGGTTTCAGAACCAATAGATAACACTCAACAACAAGAAGTTAATTTTACTTTTTATCCTCAGAATTATTTTGACTTATTAAGATCGTATAGTTTTAGTTTAGATTGGGATGATTATGTGGATCCTCTATCTGCAATCAATTGTGAAGATACGTTCTATGAAATGAACTACAATAAAGTTTATACGACGGCAATGTTCCTTGATAGATACAAAAATGGTGTGTCAAGGGCAAGACATTTGGGTATTAAAGAAATTGATAACAGAACTTGTAAGTCAACGGTAAATACGTTTCCATCTAATGATATTATTAGAAATTTTGATATCATATTTTTTATATTTAACATACTAATTAACGTTTTAACGTTTCCTTTATTAGTATTACTATTTGTTGCTCACTTCATAGCGTGGGCATGGCCTGTTTTAAAGTACTTATTAATCGTTTTAGGGATATATTTCGCGTATGACGCAATAAGGGATATGATCGATTGGATTAACTCCTTAATTGAGGTATTTGCATTTGCACCATTAGGTGGTCCTGTAATTAATTTTGGTTTGATTTTAAGAATAGCGGCACAAGCACTATCTTTCATATTTAGATTAGCCTTATCAATCGCGTTCATTATATTTACGGTTAAATTCTTACTTAAAATTAAGAATTTTCCAAGGATAGGATTACCAATGATATCTTATCCTGAGTGTACAAGTTGTGATTGTGATTGTGGTCCTGCAACTTTAGAGGATGATATTGATGCTAATTCAGTAAATGATCAAATAGCGGCTCAACAATCAAATGATGGTGTTAATGTTTATCTTGGACAAGCGAATGGGTTTTTGGCTCCTGTTAATGTTCCTGGTTCATATGATGTTATTCATCCTAATAATCAAAATAATCCAATTGAGGATCAAGAAGATTTAAAGAAAGGTCCATTTTGGAATGGAGCTTGTCTTGATGGAGTAACCGATTCTTGTGACGGTGATTGTAAAGTACCATCATTAATTACCGCAGCAATGAATCAAGATATAACTCCTGAAGTTGCGGCAAGAGGTATAATAGACTATCAAAGGATGTTTTCAGGTTACGATATTATACAATCATCGGGAACGGTAGGTGATGATATTATTTATGGTGATGAATTTGCGTTGTATCACGCTCCACAACCATTCCTATTTGCCGCTTGGGATGATGGGGGAAGAGACCCAAGAGACTGGGGGTTCCCAACAAAAGAGACTTTTCCTCAAAAATTAAATGAATTTAATGTAAGAAAAAAATATTTTGATGGAGTTAATAAAATTAAAACTTATGTTAACGAATCTTTAGGTAGTGAACCTTTTGAGGATCAAATTGTGGTTGTTTTAGCCAACCCAGGAACAAAAGATCAAATGCAAGTTGGAAAACCTATAAGTTTTAACAATCCTTTAACGTCAAATGGTTATGTTAATATCACGGGTGGAACATTAAATGAATTTGGTAATAATGCAATTACAGGTACAACAACAACAGGAACAACATCAATAGTTGTTGAATGGGCTGACCCATCAAACATCAATAACCCAAATCCTAACCAATCAAATGTTATTATTACTCAACCTGTGATTTCAAATGTTCCATCATCAACCGCTGGTGATGAAGTTGGATACTTACAATACCCCACAGATGTGGAATATTATCAAATGATAACGGGTATGACCGTAATCAATTTCTTGGCGTTATGTGGGTCTAGCTCAGGTACTTTCCCAACGAGTGCATTTTTAAGACATAGAATAGAATTTGTATATTGTTGTGACGGTAGTTATAATACTTATGATGCTGGACAAGCTTTAGGACAAATGACAAACTATGAAAATTTTGAAATTATTATTTTAAACAGAGGGGTTGACGTTCATACTGCACCACAAAAAATAAAATACGATTTATCAAGAATATTTGGTAAATCATATGGTAATGTTATTACTGATGAGGGTGATTTTTATTTAAATGTACCTATACAACCAACAGGATTAAAACCTGCAACTCATAACACATCTACAAACTCGGCAACTAATCTTTATTTTCCATCATATAACTTTAACATAGGACCTGCGGATGGTTCTAACCCTAATTACACTGCTTTTACTTCGGATTATCCTTATTATTATTTATCTACAGATGATCTTAGTGTAGTTGCCGATTACCAACCCTATACTTCATGGCAATTTATTGGGTCTTCTTCATTAACTAGTACTCCAAGAACAATATTATCAAATAATGATTACACATTACCAAGACAACAAAGTGATTATATTGGTGGTGGGACATTTATAGCCTCTATAAGTAACGGTTCATATCCAAATTGTGATAATGATAGTCATAATGGAGTTACTCCTAATGATGGAGATGCCGCTAAAGGAGAAATAGGAGTGCCTCCACCTCAATTAAATGCGTTGTATTCTCCTGCATATTATAGATATGGTTTACCTGGAGTTAATTTTAATGATAAAACTAAGATGGTTATGAGAAGTGACCGTTTACCAACATCTACAAAAACTGAAGATGGCCCTGGATCTTATAAAACTGGTTATGCGTTACACCAAAATAATAATTTCACATTCTATACTGCTGATGGAACTGCCTCAACATCTGGAACAAATTTAGAGTCTGATTTGGCTTCAGGTAACCAACTTGATTTACCTGATAATATTGGATCAATTACATCTACGTTAACTTGTGATAATATGGTTTCGTTACAATGTTATCAAGGTTCGGGTAATGACGTGACAGTTATACCTCCTGATCAGTGTATTGTACCTGAAAATAGAGTTAAAAAAGGATGTTATTGTTTATTAAATAAAAAGTACCTTACAGAATATGATGAAGACGTAAAACTATTCTTAGAGTGGAAAACAAGGTTTACAATTACCTTTGCTGCTTGTCGTGGAGTGTTTGCTCAGGTCTTCCAAAACAATTGGATAAACGGAGTTTTATATATGTATGCGTTCAATAAAACATCAACATATACAATACAAGATCCTAATACTCCTACTTATAATTATTGTGATGATGTAATCATTTTTAATGAATTAAATAATGGGTTTTATTATAGATCGTCACCATGGAAAGAAAGTTCACAACAATTTATTGGTAAAAATAAACCTTTGATTAATCCAAATTGGCCATCATCAATAGTTAATGGATATCCAGGGTTAGGTTATAATGAAAAACAAATTCAATTCCCAACAACAATTGCGGATTTAGGACCAAGAGATCAATTCATTACTGAAATATGTAATAACTCAAATTTTAATGGTTATTTGGTTGATCAAGTCAAATCAACCTCATATCAAGATACGTCTGATTTAATACAGGTTGGATTTTTATCAAGATTACTAAATGATACGTTTAGACAGGCTATATTACCTATATCAAGTGGTGGGGGTAATACGGAAGGAAAAGGTATAATCCAATTCTTTAATAGTGGTAGAAAAGGAGATAGAATTGATGGTGATTTTGCTCAAGCTCTATCAATAAATTCTGAATGGAAAATGAATCCGTTTATATTTGAAAATTACCCTAACCCAGATTCAATTTATTTTGGAAATGACAATC